TCCAATTGCTTATCAATGTCTTCATCAGTTGGCTCATTATCATCATCAACTTTATTATTATCATCCTCATCTAGAGGATTATCATATTCAGGTTCATTATCATACTCAGGCTGTGCCTCTCTTTTGGAGTCATATTGCTCTTTCTGTAACCCTACTTTTAATTGTGCATTTTTCTCATATTTTAATTTCCGCAACTTGGTCAACCTGGCTTTCTCTTCTTCTGATAAACCAATAGTTTGTCCAATAACATCCTTTTTATATGTTCCTGGAGGAGCAGCACTTGTAGCTCCAGCAATAATAGCGTCTATATCATCGTCATCTCCAGCATAGGTCAATGATGTTTCGCCTTTATCTAGGTTACTAACATCTGGTACATACGATAGATTAGAAACATCTTCTCTAAACAACATTGCTTTAACATTATATTTAGATCTAAACACTTCATAGTCCAACAAGTACATATCTTTGACCGCGTGATAGCTAGGAAGGCCATCACTAGTGTACCATTTAAGTCGATCAGACAGATCTCCAACAAATTCATTCATTTGTTTAAACTCTGTATCACCCGAATCTTTTTGGTCCACTCCTACTAACACATTTTTCTCCATTGCACACAGTGATTTATACTTATTTATACAGTATTTGGCATATTTTGGAACGTACCATAACCCAGTTAAATAAAGACCCATCACCCTGGACTTGAGAGTTTCAATAAAATGAAATCCCCTAGTTCCAGGAACAGTTAATCCCATGAGCAATCCTTCTATGTCCATTGGGACACATATAGGACCGTCATGTTCTATCACTATTCGTTGTTTCAGGAATGGAACCTCAAGACCAGTAATAAAAACATCTTTTTGACCATTATATTGAACTAATGATTTATTTATCTCATTAAATTCCTCAAATGATTTAATATTTTTATATACTATATCCTTGAAAGTAAAACACAACTCTTCCTCAATTATATCAAAAACCTCTTTGATAGCATCGCAAAAGAACGTTCCATTTTCTTTCTCAGCTTCTTCCTTACTGAAATAGACATTATGCTTAGCAAAATATACATTTATTATTGATTGTATATCTGCACTTGAATTCAAATTATGGAAAGTTGTCCCATTAACTCCTGAAAACAAAGAGTTCAATTTCTGAATTCTATTAGCAGACCCAACAGATACTGCAATTGAATATGCTGACGTAGCAGCAAAAGCAAGTAATTTTATACTGTCATTTGGTATATCAGGAACTGATCTCACACAATGTTGTATTAAACGATGTCCATTAACTTTCTTTGTTGACATGTCCATAGATGAGACGTCTGGAGTCATAATCAGTACATTACCATTATAATCACAGAACACCCATAATTGGTCATCTCCATAAGATATGCCTTTAAAATGCATATTTTTAATGAAATCATCTTGTGTTTTACCAGTTATCCTTAAACAATCTAATTTTGTATAATTAATCCACTCCAAAATACGTTTACCACCACCATAAAAAGTAGAAAATCCATATGCACTAATAGAATCTGCACTCACTTCTCTCTTCCAAAAAGGTATTAAACCTTGCTCGAACGGGAATAAAGCGATTTTAAATAATATTCTCATATAGAGGGGATACACAGCGTATGGACGCACTTTCGTCTTATATTCGCTCCTTAACATCCTCTCTTCCTTCCTCTTCATGATTGCTGTGAACAACTCTGGATACTTCTGAAACAATGAACGTAGTTTTTCCATCATTTCTTTAACATTAAATTTCCCAGATATCCTCTCCTTAAAAATTTTCTGGGCCCAATATAAAGCATGCTCTAAAATTATAATGGGATTCTGTTCAGGTCGAAGAGCAACTATTTCATCATTATCTGATCTATACTCTAATTGTAAACGAGTGGTGTCGCTAACCTTAGGAATAAATTTTGAATGAACAAATAAATACGGCATACCTGCATCGGACTTTGAATTCATAAACTGGAGTGCCGGATGATCCCAGTTTATTGGTGCTTTCCAATTGAATTTTGGATCAATTTTTATTGGTAATAACTGTGTTTTCAGAGTAGGATCATTTTTAAGATACTTAATCTGAATAGGAACAGTTCGATCACTAGTCAATTTAGCTATCACTCTATTCGACAATCCACTTATCGTACCATTACTGTTTATGTATTTTAATCCATTAACGGCTTCTATGATACCAGCGTTAGTCAATTCTATGAATATTTCACGCCTAAATGGGTACTGATTCGTGGCTTGATTCCACGAAAACACCTTCTTATCAAAAGGCATTATAATTGATGGTAATGGTTTCACTACTAATAAACCATCTTTGATTAAGTCTACTAATTTCTTTGCAAAATCTGCCACTTTCATGTCAGGTGAGTTATCGAT